GAAGTAGCACAGACCTTACACAACAGAACGTTATCCACCCGAGCGAGCCAGGTGTTCAAGTTAAGCTGGAGAGGGACTGAGTCGAACTTGGAACTATCATTGGATAGTCCGCCGCAGCAGTCACAGACGTAGGTAGTCAGAAGGCCCATGTTAGTCTCCCCACAATGAATGATGCCCGAAGTTGTTCAGGGCCTTGGTACAGTGGTCATCGCGGAGGAGCATGGCGAGGAAGCGGCACAGCACACAGCCCCAAGGCTTACCCTGGTTGCGGGCTTTGGCGGCGGCGACGCTGATCGTTTCACCAGGGTCGCCCCCACGAAGCGTGTTAGCCCCCTCATCGAGAAGCCACATGAGGAGGTTGACCAGGTAGTTTTTCAGGAGATTGAGCATGAGGTAAGCCTCGCTAGACAAAGTTGCCCCATTGCGGAGCCAGCTTACACTCAGGCAGTATAGTAACAGATTATGGGCCGTTGAGTCCAACCCCTACCAGAGGCAGGAAGGAGAAGCCGATGTTGATGACATTGCCTGGGATCGGCCCAGCCTGCGCTCCCTGGAATAACCAGGTCTGCCGTGCCATAGCGCTCAAGGCACTGGTCGGCGGGAGGTCCGTAAACATGCTCGACTGGATTGGCGGGATCGGCGGGATCGGGAACGGCTCCTCTGACCACCCGGCATAGCTGTTCTTGTCCCTCCCATACGGCACCAGGAACTGCGGGCTCGTCGGGGCCTGATACTCCAGCCGGATAAAGCTGACCTGATGGCTCTGGTAACTGGTCCAATTGAACCGGCCCCAAGGCACATCATAGACAGGACCAGGGGGCGACATGATTGTTGCCAGCGGCCCAAGCTGCACCCCTTGATAGCGGTGCTGAGTCAGGTCAGGCCCACGCGGGGGAAGGTCCGTCCACGGCTCGATAGGCGGGGGAACCACCTGGCTTTGCTGGCGTTGCCACTTCCAGTCCTGATACGAGGTCCAGTTGAATGGTCCACGGGGCACATCATAGACACGATCACCAAACGCTCCTGTGTTGTCAATCACAGTAGGCGATCTTACCCATCCACTGTAGTGAATGTCCCAGGCCGCAGACTTCCATGTCCGGGGCGGGAGGTCCGTGAAGCACGTTAGGGGGGTCTGGATAGAGTACGGGTTCGCGGGCGTAGACCGTTGCCAGTCCTGGTAGCGGGTCCAGTCATACTTTCCCCTCGGCACCTCGGTGACGTACCGGGTAAAGGCCATATAGTTGTCAGGGACACGAGGGCTCCGTTGCCATCCCTGGAAGTCGTCTTTGTTGGTCAGTTGCTTCGATAGTCTCTTGTACAGGGCTTCAGGAAGGTCCGTGACTCTGGCTGGGGCGTTAGATGCAAGGGGGGTGTAGGTGATACGAATCTGCCCACCACCACCTACGCCACCTGTACCATTGTTGTTGCCGCCCCCTGCACCACCGCCCGGCAGGCCACCAGCGCCCCCAGTCTCCGCAGTAGTGTCGCCACCATTACCTGCGCCCCCACCACCGCCTGCACCATTGGTGTTGGCCGTACCTGGAGACCCGCCTGCATTACCAGAACCTGCTGTACCGCCTGCACCACCACTACCATTGTCACCAGTGCCACCATTGCCGCCACCGGCTCCTGTGCTACCATTAGCGCCCGCAGCGCCGACGCCAGCAGGACCAGGCGCACCACCGCCCCCAGCGCCAGCACCACCTACTCCATCAGAGCCGCCTGTGCCCCCTGCTGCGCCCGCAGTAGCCGTGCCAATAGCGCCGGTCGTAGATGCACCAGCGCCCGCAACACCCTGAAACTGTCCACCACTGCCACCATGGGAGCCAACGATAGATAGGGCTAGTGTAGAACCGTCGAACCAGGTGTCTCCCCCAGTTCCGCCATCGGAACCACTATTGCCAGCACCCCCACCACCAATGCTGATCGTGAGGGTTCCGGACAACCCGGTCTTGTTAGAGATAGTTGAGTAGCCGCCCGAGCCACCACCGCCCGAGCCTTGGCTACCATTGCCGCCTGCGCCACCTCCACCACCCCAGGTTTCGATCTGGTTGGTGTTAGTCCAGTCGCTGGGGACAGCCCATGAGGTGCCAGTCGTAAGGACGATAACTGTCATGACCGCCCCTCATGGGAGGATTACAGCGGCGATTCGTTCCACACCACAGAGACGGTGTAGGATGCGCCGTTCTGGACAGAAGCACGAATCGAGACGGCCTTGTTCACGGCACCACCACCCGTTGTTGCGGCGTTGATAGCTGTGATTTCTTCACCCGGACGAGCAACCCAACGGTAGATACCGCCGTTGGCATTCACTGCCAGAGGCACGAGGATAAAACCCACCACTGGTTGCGTCGTCCAGCCCGAGAAGGCGGTCGAGCCTGCGGCTGGCGCATATGGGTTGAAGTTGGCGATGTTCAGCGCACCTGACCCAGTAGCCCCAACCGTAGTGACAGCATAGAGGTTAATCTGGCTCGCAGACGACGCCGTGCCCATACCAGCCACAGTGAACTCAATCACCTGGATCAGTACGTTGGCGGCTGGTGTAATCGAGATAAGGTCGTTCGCGGTGCTATTAACCGTAACGTTTGATGCAGTTGCCGAGTATGTAGACATGTCGGGCTCCTAATTTGAAGACAAAGCATACACAACCTGAACACCAGTTTGCGCACCAGCACTCATGTTGAAGATCAAAGCATCACCAATGTTGGTCTGCATCCACCCCAACTCGGAGTAGGGCATCACGAACCCCCCATTGGCTGCAAGGGGGAAAAGGGCACTGATGTTTCCTGCAACTGTCCCCGAGAACTGCACGCTATTAGGAGCGCTTGTTATGACACAGACCTGTGAGACGATGATGCGAAAACCTGCCACCGCAGCCACGAGTTGCGTAGCGCCGCTCGAAGAGGTAGTGAGGAAGCCATACTGCGCCAGCAGGTTCGTGGTCACTTAGCGGCCTTCTCAAGTTGCTCGTGGCTGTCCACAGTTAAGTGCATAGTCGGGGACCAGCACTCAATATAACCATCATCACGCACACGAAGGACAGTGAGGAGGATGCCTTTCCAGAGAACTTTGTCGCCCGCCATATGGAACTGGGCGGGTTCGACTTTCTTGGGCCTGCCAGTCATCATGCACCTCCAAGACTGATCGGACGGAACTTGACTGTCTTGAGGACAAGGAAGATCGAGCCCACAGGGGTAGTTACGGTCTGGTCAGCCAGAATAACGGTCATGAGAATCTTACCCGTTACACCAGCACCAGCGTTGTTCTGGAAGCCGCCCCACATTGCTGCCTCGATCTTGCCCCGGCCATACAGTTCAGCAATCGCCACTGGGGTAGTTGCGTCCCAGTATAGCTGCACCGTGATGCCGTCAGAGATAGAGTAATCAATGTGGTCGAGTCGCAGCAAGGTAGCCAGAAAGGACCCCGACATTCCGGGGTTCATGCTGGTAAGAAGAGAGGGGTCCAGGATGGTCACTGCTGTAGGCAGTGTTGCCATCGAGAAGTCCCCTGTCGTCTTGGCTACCGTGTTGCGGGGGCCGTCCACCAGGATTTGTGTAGCGACGGCGAAGGCCATTTTAACGCTCCCGTTGTGCGTCGATATAGTCCACGTCAATGGACCGGGTTGCACCAGCAGCAGCCGCGATACCCAGGCTAGGAGTCAGCAGGGCAGTGGTCAGAGTCGGCCCAGTGATACGGGCGACAGCACCAGCATTCTGAGGGTTGCCGGTCGTACCAATGTTCGACTGCGGGATGTAGCCAACAAGCTGCGTATCGACATAGGCCAGGATATCCCCGAGGCGGGTGATGTAGAAGGCCAACGAGAACGGGGTCGCAGCCGTCAACAGGCTATAAGCCGCAGCCGGGATCGTCACCGTGGTAGCCACCGAACCAATCGCACTGGTCAACGTCAGGATGTTGGTAGCCCCTGCATAGGTGAAGTACACACCATCCGTGATCGTCGTGCCGGTGAAGTTAGCGTTCGTGTTGATGAGGCCCGTTACGATGGTCGATAGAGCGGGCGTGGACATGCCCGTAAAGCCGACCTCAAAGAAGACCTTCTTGGGCTGCTTGTTGATGGCGAAGCTAGGTGTGACAACCTGAATCTGCTCAAACGAAGCCGTTAGGGCAGACAGACGACCAACACCACCATCCTGGGCGTTGGCAGCAAAGGTGCCTGTACCAACGATAGTGTAGGTGTTAGCAGTCGTGAAGGAGAACGCCTGATCGAACTCATCAAAGTACTGGTGGTAGAAAGCAGGATTGCCGTTACCACAGTCTGCGAGAGGCTGGAAAATCTGGTCGGTCGTGCCGCCCGAGGGCGTACGAACCGGAGGTTGGGAAGCTACAGCAGCCATGATGGCTCCTTAGATAGTGGGTTTGCCAGCCTTGAATGGATGCGAAATTGTCGTCGCCCCAAGCCCTGGATCAACTTTCTTTACTGGGTCAGCCTTCATGGGAATGCCGTACGGACGGGCCGGTACACTGATCCCCCTCTTCTGCATCTCCATCTTGTAAGGGAGGGAGTTGATGCTATCTGCGCGTTTGCCTTTCATCGTCCTCTCCCGCTCTTACGTGCAGTGCTTAAGGCGACTGCGATGGCCTGTTTGTTTGCGGTTGCCTTGCCAAACTTCTTCGCCGTGTGAGCGAAGGTCTTGCCCTTATGGAACTCTGAGATGTTCGAAGAGATGGTCTTCTTCGATTTCCCTTTCTTAAGTGGCATGACCCTCTCCCTTACTTAGCGTAGCCCTTGCGAAAGCGCGGGATGCCCGTGGGCTTGGTCGCTGTCTTGACCTTACCCGAGGCCTCACCCTTTGGCTTATGCGCCATCGGCTTCGCTTTAACCTTCTTGACGACCTTCTTCATGACACACCTCCTTACGGACCATTCGAACCGAACAGACCACGCGGGTCAGTCCAGAGGAACGAGTAACGCTCGCGGCTCTTGGCCTTGGCGTTGCCAGTGTCGAAGTCGTTGTCCTGTTCGAAGGTGATGGCGACACGCTGATACATCTTCATCCCATCCGGACAGTTCGTGCGGATGAACCATGCGTGCGGGGAGGTGAAGTAGTGGTTGACGTGGATGCCACCAGGGATGGTGCCTTCAGCTTTGATGACGTTGATGTCATTGTTGGCCGTGCCGGACTGGAACACAGACTTCATGATCCGATTGGCATTGAACCATTCCTGACGAGGAACCAGGAGGGACTGCGGCATGATGTTGATGAGGTTCCCAACGTCATCCGTTGCGCCCATGATCTGGATCACAAGGTCTTCGAGGGAGGCTTCCGAGAGGTCGGCACCTACAGCAAGCATGTTCGAGAACGAGCCGCCTGAGGTGTTCGGGTGAGCCACGTTCAGCAGGCTCACGCCATCGCCACCATTGGTCAGCGCCGAGGTCGT